ATGGCGCGTCCGATTAGAATTCAACAGTTTACATGGGTGCAAACAGTAGGAGGGTTTGCTCTCACGCTCAATCCATGGGCATTGTATTTCAACGATGCAAGAGTTGCCAATAGATTAGCGCATTACAAACGTTTTAGAGCAAAATTGTGTGTCAAGTTCATAATTACAGGTAATGGATTTTATTATGGTCGCTTAATTGCGTCATATTTACCTAGACATAACGATGATGATCTTACTCGACGTCGTGCGCTTATTAACCAAGATTTAGTGGAAGCAACACAAAGACCGTACGTGATGTTAGATCCTACAAATTCTACAGGAGGTGAATTGTGTTTACCTTTTATACATCCGTATGAAGCAATTGACATTACAGCTCCAATTGATTTACTTGACATGGGAGAGATCGATTTCTTTGAATTGAACGATCTTACCCATGCTAATGGAGCAACGGAAGGTGTTACTGTTTCAGTGTTTGCTTGGGCAGAAGACTTTGAAATGTCAGGATCGACATATGCTACTTCTGCAGCATTGACACCGCAGGCTGGTAAACCTGCGGCAAAAGCCAAAGATGATGAGTATGGAAAAGGCATTGTTTCCAAACCCGCATCTATTATTGCTGCAATAGCTGGAAGGTTGAAAACTGTACCAGTTATAGCCCCATATGCACGTGCCACAGAAATTGCCGCATCTGCCACTTCAGCAATGGCAACAATGTTTGGTTATTCTAGACCAGTAAACATTGATCCTACTCACAGTTATTTTCCAAGATATATTTCCAATATGGCAAATGCTGATGGGCAGGATAACTGCACAAAGTTGACATATGATTCGAAACAAGAAACAACAGTAGACACCAGAGTAATGGGTCTTGCTGGGGAAGATGAGATGGTGCTGTCCAATATTGCATCAAAACAAACTTTTCTTGCCACTGCCAGCTGGGCGTCAACCGATCTGACGGGAGTCGGATTGTTTCATTGCCCAGTCACACCAAACTTGTTTCGAACATACTCACCGCAAGAAGGAGTGGTTGAATATCACTTGCCAGCAATGCAATTTGCTGGTGCCTTGTTTCAGTACTGGAGAGGGACTCTACGCTTTAGATTTCAAATAGTAGGTTCCGCATATCATCGCGGACGTTTGAGAATTGTGTATGATCCAACTACAGTCGGAGACGGAATGCCGTATAATGTAGGCTATTCCTTTATTGTGGACATGGGAGCAAAAAGAGATTTCACAGTTGATGTCGGATGGACCCAGCAACAAGGAATGCTAAATATGGGTCCTATGGCACCAGAAGGTGAAAGACATGAGATTAAACCAACAACAGACATGACATCAGTT